ATCTTATATAGTATCACTATTGATCCTTTATCATATCACTGTTGATTGTAAGTCTTGATACTTCACCAAACTCTTTATGATAACAAATTACTTTGGCATCACGGCCAGATAACCATCCTCCACGTGCAGCGTAGGCGTCAGCAGGCGCTAAAGTTCTGTGTTGTTCTACTATCATCAAGTTGTTTTCTTTGATGTCTATGGAGTGCAAATGACCCATGTGTGCATAAGCATGCTTGGTTCTACCAAACATCTCACGGAATCGTGCAGCAAATACTTCCGATACATTGGCTACCTTGCGCTTGTGACCGTGATGGAAGAAGAGCGCTACCTTGCCAAACTCATAAGCATTATATGGGTTCGGTGATTTATCTACAGAAATCCTTGGTTCGTTTTCGTATAGGACGGAGAACCATTCTCTTAACCAGATCTGTGATACTGGATCGTGGTTTGCATCAGCCATGATGACATGAACCTTGCTGTGCTTTTGTAATAGCATATCAATGACAGTTCTTAATACACGGATAGCTGATCTAACAAGTTTAGCGAATCTGGTGTCTACATCCAGTAAGTGTTTGGAAGCCGGAGTTACTGCATCCATGCCGTCAAAGTGGAGGAAGTCTGAGAGTTGTGCGAATATTGCTGTGTCTGCTGCTGGGGATTGTAGGATTGCTTGAGAGAACCAACGCACAATTAAATCTTCACCAATCTTGATGTCCCAGTTTTCACCGGTCTCTTCATCCCAGCTCAGCATGCCTAAATGATAGTCGGTGATGACATAACAGTTTAGCAGATTATCATTTCCGGCTTTAGGCGCAGCCGTCATTTCCACACGTGGGATTTCTTCTTTCATGGCCTCAACAGCTTCCATCAATATCTGTTGGAACTTATTGTCATCCATCCTAGTCTTAACCCACTGGCCTTTTACTTGGCCTTCTTCATTATAGTAGGTTGATACGCCACGTACTAAAAATGGTTCTGGTGCTACCCTAGTCATATCATGCTCAGGGCTATAACCATGTGTGACTGCTTTTAATTTTATACTTGCTATGACTGATGATATGGTACTTTTTTTAATACCAAGCGACTCTGCAGCCTTCCTATGTGAACCATGTTCTTCAATGGCTTTAAGAATCTCACCTTGTCTTACCGTGCAAAACTGGTACAAACCTTGATCTATTTCCATTACATATCCTTTAATAACATATGGGTTGTGCGATCACCGTCAACCACCAAGTATTCATTTTCCACAAGCCACTTCATTGTCTGCCTGTGAGCGTATTCAAATAGTTCAAGTCTCTCTTCTCTAGTAAGCTTGCTTCCGCTATCTAGGTTAGCATGGCACTTATGACATAGCGCAGCAATCATGGCATCACTTGCCTTAATTCCTGTGCCCTTGCCGTCACGTTGCTGATTGCTATGTGCAGCGACCACGGTGCCGTCTTCAACACCGCAGTTCTGACATGGAGATTCACGTACTATCTCTAGTAACTTCTTGTTTCTATAAATCTTCACCAACCATCCTTTGAGTAAAGTGACGTTCAAGTTTATTGTTCTCAATAAACTCTAACCACAATACACCAACATATTTGACACCTAATCCAGTGGCAAAGAGTTCAGCAAGTCGCACTGATTCCAATGGCGTAATGTCATCCTGTGGTTTGAAATGGTAGGTTATTCCTTTACTCATATCTGTAAAGGCAATCCTAGGATAATAAGGTTGATAAGCCCTATATGAATTTTGAACATCATATGGAACTGAATTCATTTTCTTGTCCTTTTCTTCATAACTTCTGGAAGTCCAGCCGGCAAAGGCTTTCTTGCTTCAAGCATGGCATCAGCTTGCTTGTATGCATATTCTGCAAGCGCTTGCTCTGAACATAATTCTCCGCCAGCCAATGCTCCACACATAGCAAACATTGCAAATAAGTCTCTTGCTTCAAGATCATCCATAATTATTTCTTCTTAATTTCAAGTGACTCAATGCGCTCAGTCAGAATAGAACCCAAGTCTCTACCTTTAATGGCAACCATTTGCGCTTCTGTACAATCGTACACTAGCTGTGCTGCTTCCTTAACTGCCTTGTTATATCCACTGTTAAACGCATCGTTGCCATCAATGATCATTGCAATGGCATCACGAATTAGCTTAGATGCCTTGCGGTCTTGAGCTAGTTTCTTTAATTCCAAGAATAAGTTCTCTGGTAGATAGACGCTGTATGGGATTAATTTCTTATCCATTGTGTGTATTCCCTATAAATTTTGTCTAATAATTTCTGAGCTTCTACGTTAGTCTTGAGGTCTTTGCGTGATTCCAAGTTAAGGTAATTACGCATCCACTCTGTTACTGTTTCGTAGTCTTCTTTCATGATCTGTTCTGAGGTATGTAAGAACCTCCAGAATGCAGTATCACGTCCAAGCATGCCGGCTATTCTAATTGCACGATCACCAGCAAACTCTTCTTCTTTATCCATTGGCTGTTCGTCTTGATCAATACGTACCATGACTACTTGGTATCGTGCCCCAACGAAGTCCCGAAGTAAGTCTTCAGGAATATCGTCAGGGTGCATTGATAACGTGAGGACATAGCCAGTTTTGTCTTGCTTTAGTGCAACCTTCACACCTTCAAACTGGATAGTCTTCATGGCTTAGTCCCAAGGATTCTCAGATGTTTTAGCCGGAGCAGGTGCAGCACCTTTCTCATATGGCTCTGATACTGAGATAGACATGTATTTATTGCCGGCTTGAGATTCACGCTTCCAAACAGACAAGCTCAACTTGATTAGTGGACTTGGGTTCTTTTTTGCGATCTCTGCAATAAGCTCACGTGAGACGAAAATATCTCCACGAATATCAGGATGGTTTTCAGCTTTCTTGTTGTTGTTCGCAAATAGTGCTCCTGAGTTTGGTTTTGGTTCGTATGCTTGTTCAAAGTTAGCCATTATTTAGTTTCCTCTTCTACAACTTCTGGTTTAGGTAATTGTTGTTGCACTTGGATGTTCATTTTAGTTACTAGCATCCATGCCCCTGTTTTTGTTGGTAGTTCATTTAATACATTGCCAATAAATGTTGCCTCCTCTAATGTTAACGTTAAATTAATAGGCATGTTTTGATCAGCCATTTGTTTTCTCCTTTATTTGGTTTTTACGTTCAGTGAAACTACTCATCATGTTCTTAAAGAATTCAGCATCTATTTGTTTAATAGTATCAAATAGCTGTTTGTTCTTTGTAAACAATCCCATTACATCATCTTCTTTATCGCAGAAGACTAAGAAACTTGTTACTGCTTTTTTGATCTCTTCTAGCCATGCTTTTTTATCTGCACTGCTATCAGTCGTTACTGTGATTACCCAGCCACGTTTATCTAAATCAGCCTTAGAATAAATCTTTGGTTCTTTACCTTGAATCACAGGTGCAATTGCTATTTCTTCAGCTAGTTCTTCTGGCGTAAATGCTGATAATTTACGCTCAACCGGCTTTTTTACTGGCTCATCCTTACCTGTTGTTGCATCAAGCGCATCGTGCTCTACGATCTCCATTGCGTTTACCCATAGGTATCTTCTTAGGTACGTTTGAACAGCACCCAAATTCTGGATTGCATGACAACCTTTAAGAGCAGCATCACGCATCGGTGAGCAAAATTGCACAATTTCATCAGGCTTATCCCAAGCCCTAATACTAAGCACAGCAAGCTCAGCATCAAAAGAAACATGCCCAAACAAACCGTGATTAGTAAGGATAGTTTGAACTGTTGGTAAAAAGTCGGAGAGTTCAAAGTAGCTGTATCCTGCAAACTTATTGTTCCCTGACTTTTTAAGTTCCGTCTTCTGTAGCTCAATCCTTGCCTTCTGTAATCTTTCATATACGTTACTCATCGCCCAACTCCTCTTGTATTAATTTTTCTAAGTAGTGCTGAGCCTTATACAAGTCCTCAATCCCACCTTTCTTTTTCCATCTAGATACATACTTAATTACGTTGCCTTCTAGATACCCAATGTTGTTAGCCACAATATAGTCCCAAGGTTGTATAGCACTACGATAATGACTTCCTGCTACTTGTCTTTCATTTGCGTTCATACCCAAGAATCCTTAAATCCGTTATCAATTAACCATTGTGTACGCATTGCTATTAATACTGCATGTGCAATCTCTTCCAATGGCACTGGCATACTTACTTCTACATATGTCGTTTCATACTGTTTCGGTTCAGGCTCATAATCTTCAGGAATTCCATAAGTCGCATTAACTGATTGACCTTCCATCTTTAAAGGTGCTGAACCAAACCCACTAACCATTTTCTCTAGATCTTCTTCATTCATTCCCCTTGCTCCTTTAAATAATCTTGATACTGTTTACACCACTTGCTTACTGGGCAAAAGCCGGAACATCTTGTGCGCTCACCTGGGCGTACTTGAATCTCATGGCCATTACCAAGTTCTTCTAATGCAGCACCGGCTTGATCTTCTGTGTCATAAACACCTTTAGCACGGACGCCACCAATCTTCATTACTGCCCATTTAGTAGGCTTCTCCCACATTTCTTGCGGAGTGCAATCACCCAGTTCACCATCAGTCTCCATTGCAAACTCTGCAGCTGAATGTAGCTTGATGCGTTCCTTGATGAATGCTTCACGTTCTGCATAGTCCCATAATGGGATCTCTACTTCTGTAATCGGTGATTCTGGATAGCCTTCTTTGGTGCCAACCTCACGGCTTTTCCAATCACGCAAGATGGCAACAATACCCAATGAATTAACCGGCTTTTCTGTGGCATGCTCAACTAACCAAGCATAGATATTAAGTTGCCATTCCCATTCAATCTTATGGTTCATTACAGACCATACAGACGTTGTTTTATAGTCTCTAATATCTACCTTACCATCGTTGATAATTTGTAAGTCTACGGCTCCAGAAATGTGCCAGCCGTCCACATCTGCATGTAGTCTTTGCTCAACAATATGGTTCTCATCACGGCCATGTTCAAGCACACCATGAATAGCAGTACCAATAATTGACCAAACCATTTCAGATGCATCTTGCTCAATTTCATCATCATATTTTTTGGTAAGCGCAACAATCTTAGGACTATTTAATAACTGAGTCGCTGAGATATTTGCACCACCTTTTGAATAGGTAGGACGATCCAATACATTTAAAAACGTTTGAGGTAAGTTAAATTTATTCGTTAATCGCATCTTTTTGTTTCCTCCTTGTTTCCCATGATTTTTTCCTTGCTTCCGATCTTTTAATCTTTTGCTCTTCACTGTTAGCCTTTTCAGACTTCCAGTAATCTTTCATTCGTTTAGAAAATGCACTCCTACCTTCTTCACTTTCTCTAAACTTTCTATTTTTATCTGCTTGCATAGCTTTCATTTCATCTGAAGAATATGACTTCCTAAGCTTTTCTGAGTGTTTCATACGCTGCTCATCAGTCCACGCTTTTCTGCTACTGTCAGCCGCCTTCTTTCTTGCCTCTGCTGTCCATTGCGCCTTTCTAATCGCAGACATTTTTTTACAATTCTCTGGCACTTCAAACCAAGACTTTAATGATCTTGATATTTTATTTCTTTGCTCTTCAGTAAATTTATATCCAGAAGGGCCATCACCTCCGTCAGTAAAGTTTGCAAGAAGCAGACCCTTCCCCCTGTACTTCTTAATCAATTCCCTTTCGTGAATGAATGCCTCTTCTTCAGTATCCCAATAAGAAACTATATGAGCCGTGTATCCATGCTTTTTTACTATCTTTTCCCATAAATTGTTTCTTTTGTACTTCCAAAGATATCTTTGACCAGACCCCTTCCCTACATAGAAGACTGAGTTTGTGTCATTTCTTGTGTGTATATATGTGTAGTATTTTTTGTCCATGCATATATTCTACCATACTTGTTAGTTATTTTCATCATCCACCTCTAATTTAATTTTTCCGATATATTGATATTCGTCATCTTCACGCTTATGATAAAACCCTTGAATTAAACTTGCATTGCCTGTTTTATACAAATA